TCATTTTAGACAAATAGTCTGATTGTTTCACTTTTTTACCCGAGATGCAGTATTGTCCAACTATGGAATGTAAAACTGTATGCACTCTAGTCAGCCCGACTGGACGGAAAGGAGAGTAAGAAAGGCGGAATTTCGTAGTAAAAAGGAGGAAATTTGAGCAGAATCACTCTATTTCTACTCGTCCTCTTGACGCTTTCGGGCATTGCCTTGCCAGCTATGCCACAGTCTGCCAAGATAAAATGGGATTCACTCGGACAGGCGTCTTCCTATGGGAAAGAACGTCAAGGGAAACTTACTTCCAGTGGGGAAATGTTTGACTATCACAAACTTACCGCAGCACACCGTACCCTGCCTTTTGGGAGCATCGTGCTCGTAACCAACCTGCACAACAACAAACAGGTTAAGGTGAGGATTAACGACCGTGGACCGGGGATACCCAAGCGTATCATTGATGTTTCCACGGCGGCTGCGAACCGGCTCGGCTTTGACGGATTGACAGATGCCAAAATCGAGGTCCTCTATTATGGAGAGGTTACACCGGACTACCTTTACCTCGCTTTGAATTGTAAGGCGGGTCAGCCGGATTGGAAACCGTGTGCGTCCCAACTTATTCGGGGGTATCAAGACCTAACCGAATCTAAAAGAAACATTTTTTACAGTATTAAAAGATAAGGAGACCGTGTGGGTTCAGGTTGGGCATTAAAGGATTTAACCGGACAAACATTTGGCAGACTGCTTGTTCTTTATCGGGATAACTTTAAAAAAACCAAACAAGCAGCTTGGGTTTGTAGATGCTCTTGTGGTAAAATAGGCTCATTTTCAGGAACTAACTTACGCCTACAGCGAACTAAAAGTTGTGGTTGCTTTCAATCGGAGGTAACAGCTAAATTGGGATGTGAGCGATGTCAGGGCAACCCCGCTAGAAATCAGATTTTGCTTAGATACAAAGCGGCGGCAAAGAGGCGTGGTTTGCAGTATGGGATAGATGATGTTTTGTTTGATAGTCTTATGAGCGGTAATTGTCGTTATTGTGGTATACCTCCATCCATGAAGAAGTTCTCAAAGGGGGGAGATAGGTCGTTTACATATAACGGAATTGACCGCATAAACAACACCATTGGGTATATTCCTGAAAATGTGGTCTCTTGCTGTAAAATTTGCAATCGAGCTAAATCTAGTATGTCATATGATGATTTTATTCTTTGGGTAATGAGAGTTGCTCACAATCTTAAGGGGAAAAAATGAGAATCCTAGTCTTGCAGGACGACCTGCACAAGTACCTAGCATTCGTGGTGGAATCCTACGCTCGGCGAGGAATCGACCCGGAGGAGGGGCAGTCGCTCTTCTATATCCACAAGGCCATCGGAGCCGCCCGGTTGATACCCGATGACCAAGTAGCTAAAGTGGGGGTCAACGAGTCGGGGAACGCCACGTTGTCAGTCGAAGCGAAGGAGGGGGACAAGCTCTGGCCTCTACAAGAAGTAGAGCGGCCCTTGCCCCCAAGGAGCGTTACGGAGGGTGACTAATGGGATGCAGTGACCAAAAAGCAAAAGACCAGGGATGTCCGGGGATGGGCTAATTATGCCTGTACCGGTGCCGGTGTGTCCGGTGTCTTGAACTCTGCCTCCTCCGCTAACCGCCGCCGTAGCAAACCGGCCATTACCTGACTGTTGACGTGGTCCCACTTCTCGAACTCCGCAGCGGCATGGGTGAAGTCTCCCGTGTTGACCAACTTTAGCAGGGTTGATACCCGGAGATTTCCCACTCCGCAGTTGAAGGCAAAATCCACCAGAGCATCATACTCACCCTGCGTCAGGGGGATTTTAACCAAGGCTTGTACACCCGTCTCGGCTACCGCCATATCGGTACGGAGCCAGATTTCCGCCTGTTGCTGTGTGCAGGTCATTCCGGATGTAACTCCGTGTGTATGCCCGTAACCGAGTGTCCAAACTTTCCCGGTATCTTGGTAAGCGGTTAATCGGCACCCCTCAAAACTTTCTGTAAGTTGTATTCCCTTTTTAGAGTATTGCATTATTTTCTCCCCATAAAAGCGACGGGTAGTTTGTATTATCTTAATTAAGATAAGCAATATCTTTCAAAAATTTTAACCATTACTAAACTATCAGATTTATGATTAGGGGTATTTATGGGACCACGCTGCGTTAACTTGACAGGAAAGCGTTTTGGGAAGCTTAGTGTTATTTCTAGGGATGGGTATCAGGGGGCTTATGCCGCATGGAAAGTACGGTGCGACTGTGGTACGATTAAAACTATATCAAGTGGAAAGTTGCTTGGAAAAAAGACTAAAAGTTGTGGGTGTAGGGGTCATATTGACCTTTCAAATCAAAGATTTGGAAAGCTTACTGTTATAGGAAAGGCGGGTATAAACGAAAGCGGAAACTATACATGGAGTGTTCGATGCGATTGCGGGGTCTGTTTGGTGGTATCGGGGAGTAGGATTACATCAGGAGGAATGAGAAATTGCAAAAAATGCTCACGAAGAGCACAGGTACGGCTTTCCGTAGAAGATGCCGCCACCAACCAAATTATCTCTCAATATAAACGTGGTGCGAGTGTGCGCCAAATAACTTGGAATCTGAAAAGAGAAGATGTTGTATCTCTGCTTAAAGCAAAGTGTTTTTGGTGTGGAGAGCCTCCAAGTAACACCTTTGTATTAAAACGTACATTTGATTATTCTACCTTTGTTTATAATGGTATAGATAGACTAGATAACAGGGTTGGATACACTAGCATTAACTGTGTGGCCTCGTGTGGTACATGTAATTGGATGAAAAAGGACCTTTCAAAGGAAGAGTTTGTGGCTCATGCCAGAAAAATTACACTGCAACATCCAGAAAGGCAGAGTCAGAACTGAAATCTATATGTACTACCATGTGACTGGCGGAACCCATGGGGGGTGAAAGCCCAATATCCTCCGCCCCCGCATCCGGCACATACGTCACCGAGATGATTCCATTGGCATAAGCCAGCTTGGAGGGGGTGTACCCTATCAAAGACGAGGGAAAGTTGGGGTTATTTAGTGCGAAGTTGTTGGTAAGAAGTAGGTTATCCCCCAGAAGAAACGTCATCCACAGGGCCAACGCCGGGCTGCTCTCATCAAGAATTGTCAGGTTGGCTCTTCCGAGAAGGACTAGACCGTAGGCCGGAAAGGCTCCCATTACGCCCCGGTAGGGGTCTGAACCCTCAGAGTACCAAGAGGCAACTGTGGGAGGTGAGGTTACCTCAATTCCATTTTGGTAGTATGCTCCATTGAAAGCAAATCCTGAGTGATTATTGATTTCCGGGAAATAAAAGGAATCTGAGTTTGATGCTTGTATGAGAGCCGTTGATACTATAGGCTGGTTGATGTAGTTATAAGGTACACTCGCCATTTAAATCTCCTAAAAAACGGTATTGAAAGTTGAAATTTTGGAATTCACATATGGGATTTATCTAACTTTCCAACTCATTAGTAGAGGTAACCGCCGTGGCTGAACTGATTGATATGACTGGTAAAACCTATGGGACTCTCTTTGTTATACGCAAAATACCAAAAGAAAAGCAGAAAAGTACTCAAGCTTTCTGGCAGGTTAGGTGCTGTTGTGGAAAAGAGTTTCCTTCCGTAGGTTGGACCATAAGGTCCGGTCATACAAAAAGTTGTGGTTGTCTACAAAGGGAATCATTGAAAGTTAGGAATATTAAAACCTCCCTTCCCGAAGGAGAGGCAGCGAGGAATTGTGTTTTGCGTACCTATAAACAGGGAGCCAAGAAAAGAAACCTTGGGTGGGACATAACCGCTTCAGATTTTTTCACCCTGATAACTAAAAACTGCTTTTATTGCGGGGGGTTACCGACAAACCTTAGTTACAAATCCAAACAACATGGTAGTTTTTTCTATAATGGTCTCGACCGTCTGGACAACAATCAGGGATATACCCTGAAAAATACCGTTCCTTGTTGTCATAGATGCAATTGGATGAAGAGAAACTTAATTACAACTGATTTCTTAAACCACATCAAGAAAATTCAAGCATTTCAAGATAAAAAAACTACCGCACACTTTGTAGAAGAAGGGGCAACAAATGTTTGAATATCCTTCGGTGGTTTCCAGAACGTTAGACCCGACCGGCAAAAGTCTTTTGACCGTCGTCGGATTGCATGACCATGAAATTTCGGACGCCGATGTCAACCTGATACAGGACCTTCAAAGGTTGCAGCGCCAACAGCTTGTAAAGGATAGCCCCGTTACCTCGGGATTCCTCACATGGAGTCCCATGGTTTTCAACACCACGGTTGCCAACACCTTTACTGTTCCGCAAGCGGACGTTCTCTTCAACGGAGAGGTGGTCACCATGACCGGCTCCCTGTCCGCCAATCAAGCCCTTAACCAAGTGGTCCTGCCCGCTCCCCTCTTTTGGACTACCTACACGGCGGATGAACCTGCAAGAATCTACGTCGTTTTTCTGGAGCTTTGGTATCAATCACTTGACCCCACGACCGGAGTTGGATATTATGTTGACCCGACCACGAATCTGAATTATTTCTACCCCTACGGTTGTGTGACACCCAACGCCGCTTTCCTCGAATCCATCCCGGATGACTCAGTGGACGTATTCAACAACGGACTCTACACGACCCAGCGTGCCCAGATACAGTGGCGGCTTAATGTCCAGCGGGTCGGGCTTTCCTATGACTTCACCCGTTTCCGTTATGGCATTGACCCCTCGGGTGCCGGAACCAATCAGGCTGTTTATGCACAAGCCAGCTTGGCCTCCCCCGTCACCGGCAATACCACCTTCCAATTTCAGAATCTTGGAACCGTGACGGGAGACACTGGCATTTGGCGGGCAGGAGATGGAGACCCCACCAACCTGTTGGGCACCATGGACGGCTACAGCTACGCTATGCCGGTTGCCGTGGTCTTCCAACGCAACTCTGGTCCCTTCTCCTTGGGAAGCAACATCTTTGGGTGTGCCAATGCCCTCAATGCCAACTCCGGTCTCATCGTTTATGGTCTCTCGGGACGGTATGATTCTCGTCTGGCAGACCAGATATTCGCCGACGATACTGTGGATACACGCCAGTCGGTAAGCCAAGATAGCTGGGACTACGAAAAGCTCATCGGTGAGGGATTCGTGGACCTCATCAGCGGTAACCTGCGGAGCACTATCGGCAGAGGACAATCGCCCGGCATGAGTGTCTCCGCTCTCGGGTCCACGCTTGACTACTACGTCTCCATGGCCCCCAGTGTAATCATCGGTAGCAATACCGTGGAAGCTTGGGATGGCTTCTCCAACGGATTCAGCAGTGACGCTCGGACCTTCTATGTGACCAAGCAAATCAGCATAAACGGTACTGCCAGCACCCCCGCTAATCCGAATGGCACCTCGGGAACCATCGGTAAGTCCGTGGGTACACCGGGAGCGGCATGGGCACAGAATGACGCCTTCACCGTCAGCCTCCCGACAAACACCGTGGCAACCATCACCTCGGCCTTTGTGCAGGGATTCAACCTTGTAGGGGGAATCAAAACCCCCATCAACCTCCTCTCCGGGCAGATTCTCATCACCGGCCTGAACTCAAAGACCATCATCGTATCATTCCCTAACAACCTTTACGGGACACCCTTCGACCCCGGAGCGAACAACCTTTATGTTACCCTCGGCATCAGTTACCCGGCTGGCGGAGCGGCGAATCTCATCCAGACTCCTTTCGCTGTGGACGGCGGTATCTTGTACGACTATACCAGTGGCACGACTCTTCCCGTCTACGGCGTGTCAGAATACGCCATTCAAACGCAGCAGATTTCTTCGGAAGCTTACCAAGTCTGGACATTCAACCCCGAGTACTCCAATGTGGCCTTCGGGACCCGCATCTATGTGCAGGTAGCGGGTTCCTCGGGAACTCAGCAGACCGTGGCGGGTAGCCCCGTTACAACCTTCATTGTCCCCAATCAGAGTCTCAACGGGCCGGTTAACGGATTGTACGTCGTGTCGGCGTTTGACCTCGCCTCGGGCCTATCCTACGCCATCACCTCTCGCACCATAAGTGGCACCAACTGCATTGTCACCATTCAGGGAGCCGTGTCTCTCACCAGTACCGTGGTCATGTCCTTCATGGCACAGAATACGGCGCAGGCGGCATTCAATGCCCCGGTGAAGGGCATTACGGAAATCGAGGAGACCGTCCTTTTCGGTAATCTTCCTCCCGCTCTCTCTTCTCTCAGGATGGACCCGAGGGTGGTTGTAGAGTCCGTCTCCTACAGTAATGTCACTAATGCCAGTACAGTGGTTCTCGCCGCCAAGGGATGTACCATTAAGGGAATCTCCGGGGATGATGTTATCAAGATGGTATGGGCGGTGGGACAATCCAACAACCTTAACGCCGTGCCCATCTCCACGGCAGATTTCAACAACGGTCTGGTTATTATCACCATACCGGGAGTTAACCTTGACCCGAACAACGGAGGAGCCTACTCTTTCTTTGTCGGCTCCATCCTCCCTGCTTTCGACCCCAACTCCACCTTCACGGTGGAAGAGCGGTATGTTCCCTATCAGGGGGAGGGGGTTTTGACTCGTCAGTACGAAATCCTCTACACCATTGATAACGCTCTCATCACCACCAACGGTGCCGGGGCGGCTCCGCAGGTCGGACTCTCGGATGTGTACCCGTATAACCGGGAGTTACCCGTCGCTATTCCGCTACCGAGGTTGGTCAGTTGGCCGGATTCTGGTCTCGCCAATATCCCGTTGGCAACCTTCTTCGATAGCAACTATGTGGCAATGCGGCAGAATAACGTGGAGACCACCTTCGAGGCCCCGCTGCATACTAACGATTTCATCCTGCCCATGAACAAGGATATCAGGAAGGTCGTTACCCTTCTACAAGGTGGTACAGGCGGCAGAGGGTTTGGGCAGTCTAACCCCCATGTCGGGTTTGCCATTGCCCCGCCAACTCCGAAGACGGTACTTGGTCAGAACTTGCAGGCGACCGTTGCTCCCATCGTTCTGTATGTGAATAATGTAAGCGGCAACGACTCCAATGATGGTCTGGACCCGACTACGCCGAAGCTCACCATCACGGCGGCAGTAAACAGCCTGCCTCCGGTCCTCCGTCACCCCTGTTCCATTCAACTTATCACCACGGGTATAGCGTATAACATCACCCGCCTCGCTTCCACTTTGCAGGTAATCGCTCTTGGTGATGGAACACTTCGTACTGCCAAGTGGTATGCTCTTGCTAATCTCGCCTTCTCCATTCAGGAAGAGGGACGTATTGTTATCACTAGCACGGCGAGTGCTACCAGTCCTATCGTCATTGACGCCACAGGATTCAGTGGATTTGGCGACGGGCCGACCTCGGCGTTCTTCGTAGACAACAGCCGGGTGTTGTTCAATAACATCCAGTTCCAAGGATTTGTCAATCCCGCTGTTTACGGTATTGACTCCGATATAGAGTTTGTGTCTTGTGTGTTTGTCAACAATGCACAGGCGGGCGGGTTCGAGCAGGGCTGCGGTGTTATTATGACCGGAGGTTCGGTCAGCTTGCCGACTTCCGGCACCGGCTTTGTCTTGTCTCAGTCGGAGCTTACTGTATCCGGTGTGGCCCTTGCCGTAGCGGTCGGGGATACCCCCGGAGCTTTCTTCATCGCAGAGCGGTCCTCCTGCACCAACCTGTCTATGCACGGAATCAGTCAGGAGACAAATATTGCCCCCAGTACGGTTGTGGCTTACGCTCAGCTTAACTCCACCATCGTGGCGGACAGCACTTTCCAGACCGCAGGCGCAGCCAATCTGACGGCAAATTCGATATTGGCAAGATCAGTTGCTCTGGACCCCTTTATCGGGGGAATAACAACCGATTCTACAAGCTCTGTGGTTACACAGATTTAAGGTTGTGTGTTTATGAAAAAGTCTCGTGTATGGCTAGTTTATCTTATCACTAATAAAGTGAATGGAAAGGTTTATGTTGGTCAGACTTCCAATGGGATAAAGACAAGATGGAGGGGACATTGTGCCGAAGTTAAAAGAAAGGGTCTTAGGCTCTATAGGGCATTAAAAAAGTATGGTCTTGAATCCTTTGACATAAAAGTGTTACATGGACCACATCTTTCTAAAGAAGAAGTTAACGTGCTGGAAATAAAGGAAATACTTAACCATCGTTCAACGAATCCTGATTTTGGATACAATTATAGTACCGGTGGTGAATGCTCAGCGATAGGGGTGAGGTGGTCACCTGAGAGTCGTATTCAGAGAAGCAAGATTATGACAGGTAGGAAACACACTTTGGAAACAAGAAAAAAGATAAGTTTGTCCCTTAAAGGAATCCATCGTGGGGCGTGTTCAATGGAAACTCGTGCTAAGATACGAGCAGCCAATACGGGAAAAGTTCGTTCGACTGAATGGTGCGCTAACTTAAGCAAGGTACGAACCGGTAAAAAATTATCCCCAGAAACTCGTGCCAAGTTAAGTCTTGCTATGACAGGAAAAACACTTTCGGATGAACATCGAGCAAAGATTAGAGCTTCTCTTCAACATACTATGGGTACACCAGAAATGTTTGCCAAATTGAGTGCTGCCCGTATTGGTCGTAAACATTCTCCCGAAACCATAGCCAAGATTAGATTGGCGGCGATTAATCGGGAATCCTTAAAGAGGAAAACAAAAACTATATGAGTTTACCCCTTTTACCAACCTCTCCAACAATAGCTGATATAAGTGAAAGTTATATCCTCACGGTAAACTGGACTCCGCCCAAGGTCAATGGCGGATACACGCTCTACTCCGGGTGGAACATCTACCTTGCTACCCCGCCGAATGCTTCTCCGACTTCCGTCTTCACCACCGGCTTGAGTTTTGGGGGAACGGTAAGCAGTCCGTCCTTTGAAGAGACCTTGCAGGTGAGCGGTTATGCCATGAGTATGGTTGCAGTGTCCTCCGACCTTACTCAATATCAGGACAGCCCCTTCTGGGATGTGTACCACACTTTCCCGCCCGCTATTACGAGCAGCCTTGTAGCTTATGACAACAGCACCCTGCTTCTCGGGCAGACTTTGACCATCACCCTCAGCAGCCTTTACGATGGCTCGAACTCAAGCTCGTGGCAGGTTCTCTATCAGGATGGCACCAGTTCCGGTCCGTTGCCTTTGAGCAACCGGGTAGTCACCAAGATTTTTACCACACCGGGGACTCAGACCATTATTGTGCAGGTGCTTAACGATTTCAGCCTCAACACACCGCCCGTTAAGCTCACCCGGTCATTTGCTTTCAGCGTCTACGTGATGAACCAGCAGTACAACGCTGCCCCGGAAACCTCCATCACTGGTACCCTCGGTGTCGCCGGGGAACAGGGATTCGAGATTGTCAACAACACCTCCGTGCTGACCGCACCTCAGCCCTTTGAGGTCATTGTCCGCAGCCTCGTCCGGGACATGATAACGAACGAACTCAAGCTTCTCGTTGCTACAAGCCGTTACAGCAATGCCAGCAGCCTCCTTGGCACCATGGCGCTGGACGTGTTCCCATTCTCAGGACGCCCGCAAGCACAGGAGCTTTTGGAGCCGTTGACAGAGGTTGTTCCCAGCACAGGCACACTGTCTCCTGTCAGCATCCAAACCGCTTCCCTGCCCAGCAACTCTTATGTTGGTATCCCCATGCTGGATTTCAAGATGGCGGCAGCGGGTGGTAATGCCCCTTATAGTTGGTTTGCGGACGGGCTTCCTCCCGGCCTCAAGATGAGTATCGACGGAACCATAAGCGGTACTCCCACACAACTAGGCAACTTCACCGTCAACATCTCCGTGATGGATAGCACCACACCGGCATTTATCGCCGAGGGGACATTCACTTTCACTATCCCCACTAATCTTACCATCACTACAACGTCCATTGCTAATGCGACGGTTCTTACTCCCTACACCCAGCAAATGGTGAACACCGGGGGATTGCTGCCATTCACATGGTCCATTCAGGGAGGAGCGTTGCCGGTTGGTCTCACCATCAACCCTGCAACCGGATTGATTTCCGGCGTTCCTTGCACCTATAGTCTCACAGACTTTAGCAACCTGTTCTCCGTTACGATACAGGTTCAGGACGCCGTGGGAGCACTGGCCTCCAGTACCTTTACGTTAACACTATCTCGTGCGGCCCTTACGGTTGGGAATCCCGACCAATCCGTTATCTACGCCGGGCAGAGTTTCAGGATTGATGTGCCGGTGTTTGGAGGAGTCCCACCCTACACCCTCAACTCCCCCTCCGATGACCTTAGCTTGGCTTCTTTCAGCCTCATCGACGGAGTAGTGGAAGCACAGATAACTGTCCCCAACGATAAGCTGGGAGTACACTACCTGACTATCCCCGTGACGGACAGCGCTACCCCCTCACCCGCTACTGTTGTTGCCAAAGTTTACTACACGGCTCAGACCGAAGTTAACAACATTCTCGATACCGCAGCGGCATTCGACCACATCTGGGGATATGGAGAAACCAACCCCCTGACAGAGGCGATATCTGGCACCTTCCAAGGTTTCGTTCTCAATCAGAATAATAACTTCCCCGTTCCCGGTGGTGACTTTGTCAATCCCAATGGGTTGGCTGTAACAGTCTGCCCAATCACCTCCGTCAGTCCTCAGTCTCCTCCGGTCGCCGGTCCACTTATCGAAGTCTCTGGCCCGCCCACGAGCTACGGTAACACCGAAGCAGATGTCCCCATCATTCTTACCAACGGGGTAGATACGGTAGCAACCATTATCCGTACCTTCTCACTCCTCTCCCACAATGACATTGCCTCTTTGGGAGACATCGGAGTGGTGACCAACTTTGCCCGCCCTTACATCATCGGGGACGCTGTAGGACTTAATCCCCAACGCCCATATTTCAACTCCTCATTGCTTCCCGTTGGTAGTCCTCCAGAATCTTCTTTTACTGTTAGGCTTAAGAGTGGTTCTGCTCTACCTACCGGCTTATCTCTGGACCAAAATACGGGCCTAGTCTACGGAAACTTGCTCGCCACATACGCCCCGGCAACCGTGTTTGAGTATATTGATGCCTCCTCCAACGTTCATGGCACCATCACCGTCAATTGGAATACGGTCCCCAAGGGCAACTCGTTGACTTCTCATCTCGGAACGGGTAAACTCACAACCTCGTACACAGGGACCATTGTTACCTCCGGTTCGGCTCCCTTGGTATCCGCCACGGTGTATCGTGGTCATCTCCCGGCTGGCTTAAGTTTTGCTGTTGCCGGTAACACCGCTACTTTGAGTGGGACTCCCACCGAAGCTGGGTATTTTGATTTGTGGATTCAGCTTACCGACACATCGGGGTCCTCTTCCTATCTCTATCAGCGGCTCGCCATTCAGTACATCACCCCGCTCACAATCCTGACGAGCACTTTGCAGTCTATTGTGGTGACCGTTCCATACTCTCAGACTCTTGTGGGGTATGGTGGTGTACCTCCTTACTCATGGTCAAGTGATATACTGACCAGTGCCGCCCCACTTTCCCCCTATCTTACTCTTAATGCTTCTACGGGAGTTCTGTCCGGGACCGTTCCTTCTGGTATAGTGACTGAGCCGTACAGTGCTAACGTCACCTTTACTCTAACTGATAGCAACAGTATTGTTACCCACCGGGTGATTACTCTTACGGTAAATAGTGCTTTGACCATCACCACCACATCCATTGCCCCCATCACCGCCGCAACCCCCTACACATTCCAGTTACAGGCGGTAGGTGGTATTGCTCCCTACACATGGCAGCCCGCCGCTCCCCTGCCGACTGGTATCACGTTCAATAGTTCCGGTGTCCTTTCCGGCACCACTACAGACATTGCCTATGGAAGTCAGTCCGTTACCTTTACGGTTCAAGACTCCATTGCCAACTCCGCCAATAAGACACTCACTGTCACGGTGGGCGTGCTTTCTGGTATGACCATCGACTCCAGCGGGGTAGTACCCATCAACCGGGGAGTGGATTATCTTGGTACCCTTGCGGTCCAGGGCAGCTTTACTACACCGGTATCGTGGACGGTGATTTCCGACCCCGATAACCTCTTTGTGGGAGAAGGTGGGCCTCTCACCCTTACAGCCAGTTCCTCTGACAATGGAGCAACGGCCCGTATCACCGGTCTTTATACCGGTGCTCCGTTCGCTTCTGACCCCGTTACTTTCCAAGCGGTAGACCTTGGTGGACACCTGGCAACCGCCGTGGTTAATATGTCTGCTGGCACCAACATCGCTATCACCTCCACTTCACCCCTTCCGCAGGGGCTTATCAACATTGCCTACAGTCAGCAGCTAACCGCTACTGGAGGAGGTTCGCCCACGGGCGGTGCGCCCGTGTACACGTGGTCGTCTACGGGTCTTCCGGGAGGTTTCAGTTTGAGCGCCGGGGGTCTTCTGACCGGTACTTCCGCCTCAGCGATAAACACGACATTTAATGCTACAGTCTCCGATGGGATGTCACCGGCAGACTCCATTACCGCTCCCTTACAGTTGGTCATCTCCGCTAGCACCCTTGCTATTACTAACTCCTCACCTCTACCAGGGGCTACAGCCGGGGTTACTTACTCCGTCACCTTCAACGCTTCGGGAGGTTCCGCTCCATACAACTCTTGGACTGTTGTCGCCGGGGCCTTGCCTAGCGGCCTGACTCTCAACTCCTCCACGGGAATACTTTCTGGAAAAACCACGGCACCGGGAACCTACACGTTCACCGTTCAGGTTACGGACAACGCTGGTTCTACTACCCAGAAGCAGTTCAGTCTCACCGTGGCTGTCGGTCTCACCCTTAAGACCGGTATCGACTACGTTAATGGCCTATCACTCGGCTCTCTTGGTTATGTGGCAAACGGCAACGTTGACACCATCAACCCCCGTACAAACAAGTCGTTCTACGTTGTGGCTCTTGGGGTCATTGCGACACAGACCAGTCAGCTTAGTGCCACTCCTCCCGCAGGATACACTTATGTGGTGGAGTCGGTAAGTGGCGGAGTGGCATTTATCCGCCTGAGTGGACCGTTCTCCTCGGGAAGTGGCAGCTTTCCCATCACTGTAACCGATGTGGGAGGGGTTAACGCTTCCGCTACATTTACCTACACGGTCTACACCAATGGGGCACTTCGTACCACTGTAACCAGCGGCGGCATTCCGTCCTACGGCGTACCGCTCTTGCAGGGAGTTAGCGCCACACTGCCCATCTATAACAACCCCAGCAGCCCGGAGTTTGACTTCCAAGGATACAACAGTCAAACCCCCGATGCTGCTACCGCCGCCACGACAGACTTTACTCTGTCCGGGGATAACAACAACTATCAGGGACTTATCAGTTTTGGGTACACCAATCCGAATTTCCAACTCTCTTACAATGGAGGAACTCCAGTATCCGGTTCGGCGGGAAACTCCATGACGCTATCCGACCAAGACATTGCTTGGTATCAGGGCAGCAACAAATCTTTCGACCTGTTTGCTGTGGGAGGCTCCGGTGGAGGCAAGCAGTTGGGACTTAATTTCCTCTACTTCTGTAAGCCCACAGTGTCCTCTGTCAGCCCGATTTCGGTCACCATTCCACCTTTGAATTACACCACCAACACGGGTGGTCCTTTCCTGCCTCACTCGGAAGTGGAACAGACTAACGTTTCCGGCGACGTGGGGTGGATAACTTATGGAAATCTCGGCTCTGGTGGGCAAGACACCATCACCCTCTACGGTTCTAATAACAGCAATGCCCACATCGCCAAGAACCTGCTCCTGACTAATCTTGGGTTCAATATTCCGAGCAACGCTACCGTCATTAATGTGGATGTCAGCGTTTACCTCACTCAATCAGCCGGAACGAGTGGGGCTTACACTACTATAAACCTTTTGGGGTGGGCGGCTTCTACCATCAATCAGACCCAAGAAGGTGCGAATGTTGTTCACGATTTCAGCTTCTACAGCCCCGCAGGGCTTACCCCGGCAATCGTCAATAGCGCAGGTTTCGGAGCCATTCTATACCTATCCTGCTCGCAACAGCCGGGAACCGGTGCAGTTCTGCAACTTCAAAGTGTTAATATCTCGGTTACCTATACGGTCCCGAACTATAACAACTTTGTGGTGACCCTCAGTCAGCCCATCTCCCCGCAGCAACAAGGGGGAAGTGGAGTAGCCTCTTCGATAGGGGTTTCAAGCTGTTCGTTCACCAACGGTGTCTCAGTCATCGCCGTCAATCCAAACTATGGTACGGGGGCACTCGCCGGTTGGCTCACAGGGTGGACGATTCAGGCCCAATTCCCGAGTGGAACGGGGACTATTTCCACGGTGCTGAGTATGACGGTCGAGGGCAACTCCACCATTCTAAATGGGACCAGTATCGTTAGCCAGCCCGTCACTTACATCAGTGGCAATGTGGCTACGATAACCGGAACCTACAGTTAGGGGAGGATATGGCAGCCGTAGCACCTGTTAAATATTCATACGCCGGACCACCCTTCCATTGGCTGGGGAACTTCGCTCTCTCCCAGTGGCAGTCCTTCCAAAAGTGGGTCAACAACCGCACGGGAGATGTGGCGGCGATTTCCACCTTCCATCGTATCCGGGCGGAGCAACTTCGTAAAACGGCGGGGGTGCTTGAGCAGTACTACTCCACCGTCTATCCCGAGGACCCGGCTTCTCACAATCAAAGCCTTGCTCCCACATTCAAAAAGCCCTCGTGGAAACCAGGAGAAAATGGGCACTTTAACTATGCCGTGGGGAATGACCATCTCCCTATGGTTATGGTCAGCCGGATAAAAAAGGGAATGCAGTATATTCATGAACGGGAGGATGATGCTGTCTTTTACATGAATCAGGTGCGGTGTCTCATTGAAAAGAACGAAGATGCTGCTCAATATGCAAACGACTTCTTGCAAGACTCTCCAGCAGATAGTACGGGAGTCAACCCCAGAACATTGCCGGAACTGCTTACCAAAATTAACAGCTATTTCGCAAAACCGGAGTATCAAATCACATTAGTGGATGATGTCAATTCGGCGAATTTGTACAAAGGTCAACCCTATGCCCGAGTTAATCAAGCCGATGACATGACTCAGTGGGAG